TAGTTTACAAGCAATTAAATTTTTGACAAGTGGTGATGGTGGTATATTGATTTGTCCAAACAAGGAAAAAGAAAAAGAAGCAAGACTATTACGTTGGTTCGGACTAGATAGAACAAAGAATGAATCTTTTAGATGCGCACAAAATATCAAACAAGCAGGATTCAAATATCATATGAATGATATAAATGCAACAATTGGCTTGTGTAATATTAATGAAGCAAATGCATCTGTTTTAAAGCAAAGAGAAAACTCAAAATATTTAATTGATAATATTAAAAATGCAGATATCATTACTCCAGAATATGATGACACAACATCATTTTGGTTATTCAGTATGCATGTGTTAAATGGAAGAAAACAAGAATTTATTGATTATCTTAAAGATAATGAAATATCCTCAAGTCCAGTTCACTACAGAAATGATCTTTATGATTGTACAACCAAGTATAAAGAAAGTGAACTTCCTGGAGTAACAAGTTTCGATGAAACACAAGTTTGTATTCCGAATGGATGGTGGTTAACAGAAGATAATCTAGAACATATAGTTAATACTTTAAACAACTTTAATTGATTTATGAAACATATATGTATTATCACATCAGCATTAGCTCCAGTAGTAGGCGCTATTCCTTTAGATGACCGTTATACACAGACAATATATTCTATTGAAACTATTAGAAATAAAATTCCAAATTGTAAAATAATATTAAATGATATTTCAGTTTTACCTTGTGAAAAATATAAAAAACACATATCTGAATTGGTTGATGTTTTTATAGATTCCTATAATGATAAGAATATATTTGAATTGAGTAGAAGAGGTTATAAAAGTCATGGCGAATTACTGTTGTATCGTAATACAATAGAATATATTAAACAAACTATTGATTTATCTGACTATGATAGAATTTTTAAATTATCCGGACGTCATAATATAACAAGAGAATTTAATATTGAAGATTATGATGATAGTACTGTCGGAAAATATGTTTTCAAGAAATCTGTGCAATCTTGGATTTCACCAGAATTGAGAATATATGAAACTAGATTGTGGTCTATGCATAAAACAAATATGGAAGATTATATAAGTAAATTTGAAGATGTTTTTAGATCATGTGATGGATATTATGATATAGAACATGGTTATTACAAATTTTTAAATAAAAATGATGTTGTCGAATTTGATAATATTTGGGTAGAAGGAGAAGTCGGTTTACATGGTAAATATCAGAAGGATTAAATTATGGATTATAAAATAAATTATGTGCCGGTGTTTTACATTGGACCAAATAGAGATTATGCTAGTTATCAAGAAAAATTTAAAAATGATCCTATGTTTTTCGTTAGATATCATGTTAATTTTTTAAACACATGTGAAAATAATAAAATAAAAAGAGCAACTTTTGTTTTCAATGATGATATATCCGATGAACTGAAAGATTTGATTCTACAAACAGTTGTGGAAGTAAAAACAATGGAAGTGGAAGTTATTTTTCGCCGAAATGGTGGTTTTTCTTATGGCGCTTGGAATGATGTGATTAAGAAAAACTTAAATGATTTTGACTATTTCTTTTTAATAGAAGATGATTATATTCCAGTAAAACCAGATTTCTATGAAGATTTTGTAGATCGTTGTACATCAGAATATCCATATGTATGTACTTTAGTTGCCAAACACAAAGGTAAATTACACGCTTCAAGTTCAAACGGTATTATTCGTGCTGATGTTTGTAAGATTATCTTAGAAAAATATAATGAATTATTTCTGGTAAATAATTCAAATAACTTACCGGATGCTTGGAACACGCAAATAAATTTTTTAAATCTTCTTACAGACGCAGGTTACGGAATGAGGGATATCACACACAAGTATTCTACACCACATATTATCAATTGTCACATAAATGAAATTACTGTATTTGGTAATAAAAATTTTCCACATATTTTAGTGCCGATTATACTATAAAATTATATTCGACGAAAAAATGAAACAATTTGTATGGAGATTAAAATGAAAAAGATTTCTATTTGTATTGCAACGTATGAAATGGGAGGTTATGGGTATACATTTTTAGACCAACTACTTAGTGAATTAAAAATGCAAACATTTCAAGATTTTGAAGTGGTTATTTCAGATCAAAGTAATGATACGAAAATACTTGAAGTTTGCCAAAAACATTCCAATCTATTGGATATCAAATATTTTAAATATTTTTACAATAGAGGAAAAGCAGCATGTAATATTAATCAAGCTATGAAATATGCATCAGGTGAAATAATAAAGATATTATATCAAGATGATTTCTTCGTGTCGCATGAAGCCCTCGATAAAATTTTCGAAAAATATCAACAAGGCGCGAAATGGGTTATTAATGGATTTACACATAGTGACAACGAAAAAAACAATTTTTTCAATACAAGAATACCATTTTATAATGATGCGGTTATTATAGGCGAAAATAGTATTGGAAATCCATCAAATTTCTCTATACTTGCGTCAGAGAGAATGTACATGGATGAATCTATTCTTTATGTGGTAGATTGTGAATTTTATTATAGAGTTAAACAAAAACTTGGACTTCCTGTTATTATTGAAGATATTTTAGTGTGTGCTAGGCATCATCCGGTTTCAGCCGTAGATAATCCATCATTCTATTCATTAAAAGATACAGAAGTTGCATATTGTTTACAAAAACACAATTTAAGAATAGCATGACATGATAAATTAAAAATGATATAAATAATGAATAAGCAATCAAAGTGTTTTGCAAAGGAAATTAATGATATCATTTTTACACTTCTTAAAAGAAGAAGACGACGGTAAACTAAAGCATATTGCTCACGCTGAAGATCGACCATTATTACATGGTTCAGAAGGTTTCACACATACCCATGGTGCTTTAACACAAGCACATGAACATATTAAATCTGGTGGAAATAGCTCTGCGCTTACAATGAAATATGACGGCTCACCTGCTGTTGTATTTGGACATCATCCAGAGACAGGTAAATTCTTCGTAGCATCGAAGTCTGCATTTAATAAAAATCCAAAAATAAATTATACGCACGAAGATATTGCGAAAAATCATGGCCACGCGCCAGGTTTAATGGACAAACTTCATGCTGCGTTAAATCATCTTAAAAAAGTTGCACCTAAGACTGGTGTGTATCAGGGCGATCTGATGCATTCCCATGATGATTTAAAACATAAAAAGAATGGTAAAGTTTCCTTCACTCCAAATACAATTACATATACAGCAAAGGGTGAAGATGCTGATAAAGTCAAAAGATCAAAAGTCGGAATAGTTACTCACACACAGTATCATGGAAATGATATTGCGTCAATGAAAGCAGACTCACATCCAGATTTACATAATTTTAGACAACATCCTGATGTTTGGCAAAAATCACCAAACCATGATACAAGACAAGTTCATTACTCGGAACACGATCAACAAGAGTTCCATAAGCACATGGATACAGCAAAAAAAATGCATGATGAACATGGTAAAAAAATGTATGCTGCAACAAAGCCTCATCAGGGTGACGGTAATCATCTAGAAACTTATATAAATCAAACAGTTAGAACTGGTGAAAAACCATCATCACAAGGTTTGAAGAAACATATTGCTGATAAATATAAAAAAGAAATTTCAAAATTAAAGACTCCAGCCGCACAATCAAGAAAGCAATCGGAATCAGACTCACATACAAATCATATAGATAGTAATAAAGAACATTATGATAATATGTTGAATATGCATCACCATTTACAGCAAGCTAAAAATGTATTGGTGCATACACTTCAACAACATGAGGGTGGTCTTGAGCACCATATAGATGGTAAGAAAACTGGACCAGAAGGATTTGTTGTTAATCATGCAGGTCAACCAACTAAATTAGTTAATCGAGCAGAATTCGCAAGGGCAAATTTATTAAAGGTAAGAAAATGATGTCAATACAAGCAATAATCTACGCACAAAGAGCAGGTTTATTAACTGAAGCAAAAAGCAAAAAACCAGATGATCCGGATGCACCTAAAAAAGCATCTTCCGACACTAAGGGTAAACTTCATGAACTATTGGTTGGTTATCATTTGAATGGTGGAAAACATATGCAGCACCATGTTGACAAAGATGGTGATACTCCAGAACAAGCCCACAATAAATTAAAAGACACAATTCATCCGGATGAATATAAAAAAATACATGAAAGAGCTAAAAGTGCAGCAGATGATATTAAAAAACGAATCGAATCACAGGGACACAAAGTAACACACGTTCATTGGACTTCTAAACCGGGTGATATAGAGAGATCAACTGGCATCAAAGCGTCACAAAAAGAAGATGCATCAGATATTATTGTTCACAGTAAAAAAGGAAATAAAACAAAATATCATGGTGTAAGTTTAAAAGTTTCAGATAGTTCGACTAAACACGTTCCTGCTTCTAATCCTGGAATAGAATCAACACATGGCGGTAGTGAAATTTTAAATAAACACAGAGAAGAATTAAAAAAAGATCATCCAGATCTAGAAGGAATGGGCCCAAAAGCAAGACGAGAAAAGATGGCATCTGATCCAAAATTTTCGGCAGATGTTAAAAAGAAAAATGCTAAAACATTGAATGATATTTCAACAAACCTGCATAAAAAATTGAGTGCTATGAAACCACATGAATTAGTACATCATATCAAAACTCATGTTTTACAATCGAATCCAACACCATTACAGGATGCTGGACATGAGCATATTAGACATACAACAAGTACAAAGCGCGGTAACTTTGAACATCATTCTGTAGAACCAGACAAACATTGGCATAAAATATTTAACGAACCACATAATATAACAGTTCATCATACTGGAACTGGTGTGAGTTTTCACCACAACGGTAAAAAATTTGCATCACATAGAATTAAATTTAACTCACAGAGTGATCCTATGAGTTCAATAAAAGGTTCTGGCCAAGCACACGGAGACTAAATGAAATCTTTTTTAGAAATAATTAAGGAAGAAGAAACCACACATAAACCTGTGGTTATGGCTTTTGGTAGAATGAATCCTCCTACGACGGGCCACTTAAAAGTAATTGACAAAGTAAAAGAACTAGCGCATAAAAATAAGGCAAAACATGTTGTTATTGTATCTCATACACAAGATTCGAAAAAGAATCCGTTATCGGGTGAGCAAAAAGTAAAACATGTAAAGCGTTATTCTCCAGGTATAAATGTTATATCATCCTCAAAAGAAACACCATCTTTCATAGATCAAGCTAAAAAATTACACGCTGCTGGCCATGATCATTTAATTATGGTTGCAGGTTCAGATCGTGTTAAAGAATTTCATGATATTTTACACAAATATAATGGACCAGGTAAATCGTTTAATTTTAAAAAAATAGAAGTTAGATCAGCAGGTCACCGTGATCCAGACTCTGAAGGTGCTGAGGGAATGTCTGGCACAAAAATGCGTCAACATGCTAAGAATAATGATTTCTCATCTTTTAGACAAGGTATTCCATCCCATGTTTCAGATGAACATGCTAGAGAAATAATGCATGACACAAGAAAAGGTATGGGTTTACATGAAGATGTTAATCGTGGTAGATATAAAGCAATATTTGTAACTGGTGGACCAGGTTCAGGTAAAGATATTGTTATTAGAGAAGCGATTGCTGAGGCTAAAATTGTTGAAATGAATTTTGAGCAAGTAATAGCAATTTTAAATGATAAAAATAAATTTGTGAATTCAAAATTTGAAGCTATCCGTAGCAGAGGTCCACTAATTATAAATGGCCCTGCTGACGATTATGATAGTATCAATACAATTAAAGAGCACTTAGAAGCTATTGGCTACGATACAATGATGATTTTTGTACACACAAGCAATGAAATTAGTAAAGAACGAAATCTTAATTTAAAGCGTATGGTTTCAGAATCTGTCAGAAAAGATAAATGGAATATTTGTCAAAAAAACATGAAGCAATTTGCAAATCAATTTGAGAATTTTTATGTTTTTGATAATAGTGTTGAAATAGAAATGATCGAAGAAAGCATTAGTGAAATTTATCAAAAAAATAATCAATTTCTTGATACCAACGAAAGCAATTTTTCCGATAAATTAAAACAAAGTTTAAAAGAAAATAATAGTCCATATATGCAACTTGCTATGAAAGCTGGAAAAATCGATGATGTTAGAGATGGTGATGTAAAAAGCAATTCGAGTTATACATTCAGAGCATATAATGAATCAAAGCCAAAATTAAAAGTAAATCCTGCACCAAAAGAACCAAACTTCAATATGGATAAGGATAAAATTGCAAAGTTAAAAGCAAAAGGATTTAAAGATTCGCCAACTCAAAATGCAAGACTGAGAAATATTGCAACTATTGGCCAAGAATACGACACAAGACAACAGGGAACAGTTTATCCAATGTCTGGTCTCGGTGATGTTACATATAGAGAACAAAAACAATTTAAAAAATTTAGAAAAGAAGCGATTGATAGTCCAAGTTCAGACATGGGTGTGGGTGGAACTTTAGGTGGTTCAACCAATACAGAACCTCTAGTTACGCCTTTAGATAAATATGGAATGGCAGGCATAACAATTAAAAAGAGAAAAAAATGAAAAGTTTCAAAGAATTCATTAAAGAAGAATATTTCGATGAAACTGCTGCTTGGAAAACAAAAGAAGGCAAAGATCCAAAGGGTGGCTTAAATCGTAAAGGTATTGCATCTTATCGAAGAGAGAATCCTGGTTCAAAATTAAGCATGGCGGTAACAACACCACCATC